TTCCTGATGCCTCTGGTGTTTTAATAAAAGTATCAAAGGTTTTAAGTTTTAATATTTCTGTAGGCGTGCTTTGAAACAATAATGGTAAGCTTAATAATATAAGTATAGGTAATAATAGTCTTTTCATTTAATCACTTTGCCTTATAGTTATTACAGAATCTCCTCCGCCGTTAATTTTTACGATATTAGAAACTCCATCCTGTATGAGTATAACTGTATAACCACTTGCTGTATTTAAATCTAGTCGTACAGATTCACTTACGTTTCTTCTCAAACTTATCGTTTGACCTGTAACAATAGTGGTTATTTGTGTATTTGCATCCTGGCCAATTAATGTTCCTGTTATGTTTACCCCAGTATTTGAAACAAGCTGGTCCTCTTCTTTTTCAACAGCTAAAGCATCTAACACATCTAATAAATCTTCTAAAAAATTTATATCAAGATAATTTATATCTAACTCGGTAAATTCTAAACTGCTATCTTCTAAAAAATCTTCTGCTAAATAATCAATATCAAGGTCGTTAAAATCTAATAAATTTACTGTTTTGGTGCTTGTAGTTTCATCTTGCGTAAATTGCTCTTCTTTTGGTGGTGTAACAATTAACATATTATCTATAATATCTAGCGTCAAATCTAATATTACAGGTTTTGAAGGAGCATTTTCAAATACGTTTACAGTAGTAGCTTGATATGGTTTGTTAAGTAAAACACTACCTGTAGCTGTAACTACTTCTATTTCTCCACTAGAAAACCCTAAAGCGTCTGGTAACAATATTATAAGGCTGCGCCCTAATTCGTCTACTGTAGCCGTAAAATCAGTACCACGTATCGCTATATTGGCCGTGGGTGTTTTAAGAGTTATATTTTGTTTGTCTATACGGTTAAGATTGCCTGTGATAAACCTTGCTGTACCTAAGCCAAAGGTAAGAGCCATTTTAGATTTACTTGGGTCAGGGTCATAAATATATTCATCTATTAATAGTTGTGAATGTTCTGTAAGTTTTACAATAGAGTTATCTAAAAAAGTAATAGCCATTCTACCATTAGTAGTAATAGCTTCATCATTGCTTTGAATAGCAAATTCTAAATTAGCATCGTAAGGCTTGTCTCTTACTATTTGTGCTGAACCGTTTAGTTCAGATATGTCTCCAATATCAGCAGCTTGTGCTTGTACCTTGGTCGTTTTGAATGACGCAAACAGTACCACTATTACCGATAGATATAATTTTAAGCCAGTCATTATCTAATGTGCTTGATTGTGTTATGTTAAAGGTTCTGCTGTTACCAGTTTGGTCTAAATAAAAATAACCTCCGGCATAACCAGACCCAGTAAAGTTTAAAGTATTACTGTCACCATCAACATCAACATAGTTAGTAGCACCATCATAATTAATATCAAAGTCAAAAGTGTTGCCATCACCCTGTATTATCCAATCTAAATCAAGAGTCGCAGCTAAAGCAGTTGTGCCGTGGTCTAATGTAAATGTGTTGGTACTACCTGTAACATCAACATTATAGTCTGTATTGTCAATACCATAAGTATTTGTAGGGTCGCCTTGAATAGTAAAAGTATTACTATCGCCATCAAATTCAAAAAATCCTGTGACAGTATCGCCAAGAATATCTCCTAAAAACTTATTAGAATCGCCAATTTGGTTAATATCTAATGTCATAGTTGTACCATCTAAATCTAAAGCAGTTAACGTTCCTGCAACAGAATTTAAACCTCCAATTATATTCCCAGAACCAAGTTGTTCTAAATCTATATTAGCTGTTGCCCCGCTTTGGTCCACATAAATTTCGCTATCAGCCGCGTATGTCGTCAATGCAGTCAGCATCACAATTAAGCTTATCAATTTTAATTGATTCATCTTTAATCTCCCAAAAACCTTTATCATAACCTATTTTTACTATTTCCAAAACTGCTTGCTCAATAGCTTTTTGTAAAGCTAATGTAGCTGGTTCGTTTTCAGCATCTCCCATTTCTATTTCTACAAGTTCTGTGCCTACCTCTATAAATTTAAAAACATCTTGTGATTGGCCATAACTATAGATTTGTTTACTTACTAAAACATCAATTAATACTTCTCCTGTAGCTATAGAAATCATACGTAAAGCAACTGTTATATTATCTATACGATATTGTTTGCTTGTACCTATTCCTAAATATCTAGCACCGATACCACCACTTTTTATATTTGTATCATAGCCAATGACAGCACCTTCCATAAGCACACCTGCAAACAATAAAGGCATAATAGGTTTAGGTCCATCTTTTGCTTCATTTTGTTCTCTAGCAGAACGTATAAGTTGTCTTTCTTTAGTTAGGTTATCTAACCCAACTCTTTCAGCTACTCTAAAAAACTTACCATTTGCTGTATGTTTTAAACTTCTAATTAATAAATGACTGGGAGCTTGTGTAAGCGCTGTAGAAAATAAAGCAAACTCACTATTGCTTTTTCTTTGTCCTGTTTGGTCAGTAAAACTATTAGGATATACTGCTACAACTATAGGTATTTTAGGTTGTGATACATTTAATAATTCTTCAGATTGTATTTGTAAAATACTAGGTAAAATTTTACCTTTTTGTAAGTTAGTATCTACTGGAGATAAACTACAACTAGAAGCTAAAATCACCAATAGGCAGCTGTATTTGAGTGACATTTCCGTTTTCATCCGTAATAATTAGAGTGATAACGCCATCTTCAATACTATATTGAATAGTGTTTCCCTCAAGTGTTAAAGTTCCTTCTGTGCTTGGTGTCTCCCCAAATAAATTTTCTACAAGCTGTCTTGATAGTTGTGCGTATATTCTTGATTCTAAATTTCTTATAAACCTTGCTAGTGTTGTGTTTTCTTTATCTCTTTCTAGCTGTTCTTGAATAGCTTTTATTTCTTCTTTAATACTCATTTTTCTATTAAACTCTTGGTTTTCAATAGTTAAATAATGAGAAGAGGTATTAATACCACTAAAAGATGGGTTTTTAAATTTATGAGTTATAGTATCTGCTTTTAAATTTACAGCAATAATTCCAAAAAATAATACAAAACCTATAAAAACTATAGTTATTGTAAGTCTGTATTTTTCTAATTCTTCTTTATTAATCTTTTCTTTGGTCATCTCTATCTGCCTTTGCTAATCTGTCAGTATGCATAAGTTGTGGTACACCAAGTATAGTCTTTAGCAAAGTATCTTGTCTAATTATCTCATTGTCTACAGACCGCACCCTGTCTATAAGAGCAACCAAGATACCGTGTTGTGAGTCTAGTTTTTGACCTAATCTTTGTTCTATTTCTGATATTTGAGCAGATACTTTTTCATCAAGTACATCTACTTTAGTTTCCATACCATCAATAATTTTATTAATTAATTTCCAAATAAATAGACCTAGTCCTATTGCTGCTGCTATAGGAAAACCAACTTCATTAATTAATTGAACTGCTGATTCCATTTGGGTTAGTAATCACCCCAAACTTTAGTTTTTGTACCTCCATGATACTCAACTGCATGACCTTCTTTAATAAGAATTTGACAAATATCTTCACCATTTTCCGTGTACGGTATACCTATTATTCTACCGTACTTTCCTTTGCCTAATGATTTAATTTTGAACTTACCAAAGCAAAGTTCTTTAAGTCTTTCTTTTGCAGCTAATCCAAGTTTTTTTTCAGCTAAGTCTCTTGTTCTAGATTCAGGGGTATCAATTCCTGCTAATCGCACTCTTTGTTTGTGTAACTTTACATCAAAGCCTAAATCTAAAATGCAATCAAAAGTATCACCATCTACAATTCTATCTAGCGTAGCATTATATACAAACGCATCTGGAGATTTGGCCATTATTTTTTAGATGTCTTCTTAACTCTTTTAGTAGTCCAAGCTTCATTTACATCTGGTGTAGATTTATCATCAGCTACAAACTTACCCTTTTTAGTTCTAGTCCTTACTTTAACCTCTTCTGTACCAGTAAGGTTGCCCCAAAATCTTTTTAAAAAACTCATGTTATTTATCCTTAGCCTTTAAAACATTTAAAGCACACCAATCAATAACTTTGTAAAGTTTTGATAACCACCAGTTACCTTGTGGTGTTGGTGTGATAGCCGCAACTAATGATGCGATAGCTACTATAGTTGTTATCCATGAAAATATATTAAGTATTGTCATTTAGTTTCTCCTTTAATTTAATCTGCATTTACAGAGTTAATATTATTATAGTATATAAGTGTAAAAAACGCCTAATCGTTTAAGAAGTTGAACCAACCTGTAATAATATACTTCTCTTGGTTTTCAGATATTTGTCCTCTATGAGCATGTGTCCAACCCGCAGGAAAAATAATCGTTGAGCCTTTTTTAGCTTTTGTAACACAATCTTGATATAAGAATTCTGTTCCTCCATTTTTAACATTGTTTAAATATGTGCTAAAAACCAAGTGTCTGTTTATAACACTAGGATTACCATCGTTTTCTATATGCCATTTATAAAAACCCCATCCTTTATCATAATATTGTATTTTAGGACGGTGATTAATACCATAAAACTCTACATCATCTGCAAATTTATATTTTGAAGTGTATTGTTTTAAACATTTTAATAATTCATTTTTATATAAAAGGTTTGTTAAATCTTCTGGAGCTATCATTATCTCTAATGATTTTTTTACTTTCTCATCTAACTTACCATTACCAACTCTACCATCTTCTGCGTTAGCTTTATTAACGTTCCAATAATTAATTAGTTCATCAACAGCTTCTTCACTTATTTGATATTCGCCTATAAAGTTCATTGTTTAAAATAAGCAGGTAAACCAATCATAGGTCTACCATCAAATTTATTTTGTTTAGCATCTTTACTACTTGCATCGTTGTAGTGTAAAAATACCTGCCCACAATCTTTACCTTCAAAGGGTTTTCTCCAATGTTCTACATCACAACCACGATACATTAACATATCCCCTTGGTTTAAATTTATTTCAATATCAGGTTCTAAATATATTGACCAATTATCACCACCTAAATTCAAAGTAGTAGATATTTCACAAGAGTATCTATCTTTATGTCTTTTTAACTCATCACCATTTTTATAAATTCTTGCATAAGAATAAGTTTCAATTAGCTTTACACCTGATTCTTTTTCCATTATTGGCTTAACTTTTTGTAATAAAGTTTCCATAACTATATCAGCGTAATGTGAATAAGTTTCAGGTATTTGATTGTCATTCCAAACTCCAAAGTATTCAGTAAACTGTGATATATATTTTTCATCAAACAAATATCTTGCTACATCTTTTTTATTTAAAAAATATTGATAACAAAAATCTGCTAGTTCTTTTGATATAGCACCTTTAATTACTTGGTATTTATTTTTTTTAAAACTCATTTAAATGGGTATCCTAAATTCCAACACACTAAAGAGTGTCTTATACCTTTTGTTACAGGTTTAACTCTGTGCCAAACAAAAGAAGGAAAAATTATTACACTTCCTTTTTTTCTAATTTCTTCGCATATTCTAGGTTGTGAACCTTCGTCTGTATTTCTAAAATCAAACTCTAAATCTCCACCTTCATATTCTTCAGGGTCAGTTAGTGATACAGTCATACTAAGTTTTCTTAACTTACCGTGCCTGTTTGGGTTTTCAGGTTCGTTATAAGGTTCTTCAAAAGAATCACAATGCCAATCGTAAAACTGACCTTTTTTATATTCAGTAAATTGGCAAGGCTCTGACCAGTCCCATTCAAAATTCCATTTTGCGTTTGCATTAGCTTGGTGTATGTAAGGTTGTATTTCGTTATATATCCATCTATCAGACATCCATACCACATCTGACTTTCTTTTCTTTTGAATGTTTTTAAGTTCTACTTCTGTAAGTTCGTTTTTATTAGTGCTTCCTGTAGTAGCCATTTGTTTATCTTGTTCTTTACCATAGCGTACTATATCATCACATATTTTTTCTGGTATAGCAGACTTAAAATACCAATAATACCATTTAAGATTCATACTCTTTGCCTATATTCTTATACTTTTCTATAACAGAAGGAAGTAAAAAATCTTCTATTGTATACGGTTTCTTTTCTATTTTATCTGTTCTAATTGTATGTAAATCTACATCACCAAAAATAGAATCATCATATTTTATACCTTGTATTTCAAATTGTTTTAAGTTTTTAAAATTATGTTCAAACTTAGGTATATTAAAAAAATTATAAACACTATTAACTGTACTTTGTGGGTTAGCAATTAACTGGTCGTATGTAATAAATAAATGCTCATAGTTTTTCTGTATTAAAGGAATTTGTTTAATGGCATTTCCTAAAACACCTGTTTCTGGGTGCATAAAATAGTCTGCATCTGTTTCAATATTTTCTTTTTTGACTTTAAATGCTTTTAATAACGAAGCTAAACATTCTAGTGGGTTTCTATACAAAATTAAAAATTTAATTTTTTTATCAAAATACTTTTCTAATAATTCAAGGTTTCCGTCTGAACCCCAATTACACCTATTAATAACATATTTTGTTTTAAATGTTTCAGAATAAGTATAAAAAGTTTTTCTAATAACATTGTCTAAAGACTCATTATGAGGAAAGTTTTGGTGTTGAGATAATGTTAAATCTTTTTGATTTTTAATTAAATCAAGCTGGTAAATAATTTCAGTAAGAGGACTATTAGCTGTAAAAGTTATATCTGTATTTTGATTTAAAATACTACCAAGTAAAGTATTACCTGCACGTTGTAAACTTATACAAAAATATAATTCCATTAATAGGCTAAGTTAAATCCAATCGCCTTCTTTTTTTAATTCAAATACTCTTCTTAAATTCCAAACACTTGATGCAGCAAAATCACCGTTTGGGTCATTAACAGCAACAAATCCTGAACCACCATTGCCACCCATTCTTGACGAAGATGCAGGGCCATAAGTACCACCACCGCCACCGCCACCTTTATTAACAGCACCAGCAGTTGATGCCAAATCAGATGCAGAGCCGCTTCCATATCCTGTTCCGCCAGTTCCTCCTGGACCAGGAGCTCCTCCTTTGTCATTAGGAGCTGAAAGATTGCTATCACCTGCTGCTCCTCCACCACCGTCTGCTCTAGCTACTGGAGAACCTGTAATAGAAGATGCTACACCTTGTCCGCCTCTACCTCCAATAACATTATCAGGATTACCTTTTTGACCTGCTTCACCTGCTCCACCGCCACCTACAGCACAACCATAGTTTGAGTCTGGACTTCTAGCACCTCCACCTGGATAACCTTGATTAGCTGTTCCTGCACCTGCAGCGCTTCCGTCAGGTTTATTACCAACACCATACCAAATACCAGAACCTCCGCCTGAGCCTCCATCTTGTCCAAGCTGACTACCACCAGCATTACCACTTGGATTAGTATAAGCAAACCTACTTCCGCCTGAGCCTCCGCCAGCAGAAGTTATGGGGCCAAAACTAGAATCTGCTCCAGGTCGCCATTCTCCATGTGCTCCTACAGCAACTCCCCCTGCTCCAACTACAACAGGTACTGTTGAGCCTGCGGTAACAGTTAAAGCTGATTCTGCGGAAGCTCCACCACCAGATGCTTCGCCTGGTGTAGATGACCTGTAACCACCAGCTCCTCCACCTCCGCCAAAAAAACCTCCTGCTCCACCACCAGCAACTACTAAATAAGTTACTGAGGTTGTTTTAGAAGGTACTGCATAGTTTGTACTACTGTTAAAAGATGTTACTTTTGCTGAAAAAACTGGGTCTTGGGCTGCACCAATTAATGGACTTCTTTCATTTCTTGTAATAGGCATAATATTAAACCTCGCTCCATTGTAGATTACTGGTTTTCCAAACGTAGTCAGTTTCTGTTACTGGGTCAGTAGTTTCGTCAAATGTTTTACCTATCCATCTTCGATTAGCTTCATCCCATGTTGCGTTAGCTCTAAGACCACCTATATCAACCGTGTTTGGAAAATTTACTGGTGCTTGCCAATCATCGTTCGTGTTTAAATACCAGGAGGGAAAGGGTTGTGGTTCTATAAATTTATCTTTAACTTTATCGTAAGTGACGCCAATACCTGCAAATCGTTTTCTAAAATTATTGTTATAAGAAGTTTGTTTCCAAGCAACGCCACTTTCTAAATGTGGGACAATAGAAGCTACAAAAGTTTCTGCTTCTGTGCTCAACTCGCCACCGTTAGCATCTACATCCTCGTTGGATATTACTACTACTCGTATTACTTTATTATTACTATCAAGTTCTGCAAAATGAGCCATATTTCAACTCCTTATGCATCACCTAATATTTCACCAGAAATGACATACTCTAAATCACTATTAGCACTAGCTTGCATCCTTAACAAGTCTGTTTCATCTAAGTAAATTCCTGAATTTTTATCAATAAGCACTAAAGTTGAATCTGCTGGTACTGCAACTGTTGATGCAATAGCATAATAATTTGAGCCATTATTTCTTGATACTGACACACTTATATTTGCTGCATTTGTACCATCTACGTTTGCAATTATTATTGTATTAATTTTATATATTACATCAGCAGGTACGTCTATTACGTCTACTGCTGAAGTTGTGACTGCTCCACACATATTAAATCCTTGTATGGAAGTTACGTTTACTATATTTACTGCTGCCATATTTTTCTCCTAAATTATCCGAATACAACAGCCATGGCAATGGCTTTACCTGTTGAGGTTTTTGTATTGAGCTGGGTTTGTATATTGGAAGTTACTCCGTCACTAAAGTTTAATTCTGCTGCTGTAGAAGTTACTCCATCAAGTATATTTAATTCGGCTGCGGTGCTAGTAACACCATCTAAAATATTTAATTCTGCTGTTGTACTTGTAACACCATCAAGAATATTAAGCTCGGCTGCTGTAGATGTTACTCCATCTAATATGTTTAATTCAGCAGCGGTTGATGTTACTCCATCTAATATGTTTAGTTCAGCAGCAGTTGATGTGACTGTAGTTCCGTTAATAGAAATAGCATCTGTTTCAAGACTTCCATTAACATCCATATTTCCTTCTAAGTCTATATCACCATTTACAATTAAATCATCTGTAACTGTTAAATCATCTTCTACTTTTAAATCTACTACATTGAGACTAGCAAAAGCGTCAACCATTGCTGCACCAGAACCAGCTCCATCAGAGTAAATTGCTTTAGTATCTCCAGCAGGTATTGTAACGTTAGCTCCACTACCCTGAGATATAATTATGTTTTGTGAGCCAGTAGTACCATTTTCTATAAACCACAGTTTAGATACGGTATTAGGAGCTATGGTAATAGTACAAGCACTATCAAGAGTACCTGTGTATTTTAAAAATATTGAACGTCCAGGGTCAGTAGAACCGTCTGCTATTGTGGTGGTATGTGTATCAGCGTTTGTGGTTATTGCTTCCGTGCCAAAGCTAAATGCTTCAGCAATTAACTCTAAGTTAGTATTTGTGCTAGTTCCCCAGGTACCTGATTCATCACCGGTTGCTATTTCTTTTAATCTTAAATCGTTTACATATGTTGCCATGTTTGTCTCCGTTCAAATTTATTATAAGTTGTTTTTTTGTAAAAGTTAAGCAACTTCTTCCCAGTTAGGGGTTTGTGAATCATCTATTAAGCTCCAAATACGTGTAAATCCTACTAAACCTTCTGCTTGTCCTAATTCAGTTGATATATTTGCTTTACAAACTGTAGTGACTGTTCCTAAGGAAGAAGTGCCTGCAAAACCAGTTACAAAAACATTATTTACTGTCCTGGTTGTACTTGTGCCTAAAGCTGATGTTGTACCAAATCCAGAAACTGATAAATTATTATTACTGACTGTCGTAGCAGCACCTACATTTCCAAATATAGGTTCGTCAAAACCAACAGATAAATTATTGTTTGTTGATAAAGTTGCTGTACCTAAGGCTGACGTACTAGCTAAACCACTCACCGAAATATTATTTACTGAAGTTGTTGTAGCTGTACCTAGATTTCCTGCTGCTAATACACTTGAAGCTGGTGCATTAGCATCGGCCTGAATAACCACGCTTAAAGAACCTAAAGATGCGGTTACTCCACTTACTGATACTATGGCTTGAGCGTTTACTGCTGCAACGGGAGTTCCGGCTGTACCTGCACTAGGCGCAGTTATTTCAAGAGGAACACTTGCTTGGCCATAAGCGAGTTGGCCCCAAGTACCTCGACCCCAACCGTTAAGGAACTCAGCCATTTTAGGCTATACGTATAATTGCCGTAGAAGCTGCCTTTGCTGGAAATACTACTGTAAAATCACCTGCGGTAGAAGTTTTATCTCCACCAAAGTCTATAGTTGCTACTGATTTATCACCATTTGTATCGTTATAAATCATACAGCCTCTTGCTGTAATTGTAGCTGTACTAAAGGTTAGATCATTAAAGTCTGTTACTGCTGTAGTACCTGTAGCAGATGGCGTTACGTTTGTTAACGCAGAACCTCCTGAAGTATAGTTAGTACCACTAGCTTGTCCAGTCGTAGTAAAAGCAGTAGTAGTAGCTCCTAGAGTAGCTGAACTTGTATATAAAGCCAGTTTAAAACTATTACCACTTGAATTAGTAAAGTTATGAGTTCCAGTTAAAAGCTCTACTTTAAAGCTTGTTGTCAGAGTAGATGTTATTGCCATATTAAATACCTTTAATTATTTTTGCTAAATCCTCGCTACCTTGACCAGATAAATCTTGAATTAAAGTAGCCTTATAAGATTTTAAAGCATTTTTTATATAAATCAAACATACTTTGTATATTAGTTCTTGGTAGGCTCTTGCTTGAGCCTTAACATGCTCTTCATTATCATCTGAAACTCCTACTATTTTTTCTGTTAGTTGTTTTGCCCAAAACTCTGGAGGATGACCTCCATACTGGGTTGTAGCAATTTCTACCATACCTAATTCAGGTAATCCATCTGGAGTTATTTTTATTACCATTTGTTAGGCTCTACAGGCTCATTTTTTTTTAAATGAGTGTCATTTTTATCTATTAAAACAGGTTCTTTTTCTTTTTCTGGCTCTTGATTTTTTATAACTTCACTACGATTCATACTTTGCAAATTACCTTCATTATCAGATAAAACAATTAAAGGGTCATCTAAACGATGATAGCCATATAATTTTTCTTCTGCTGGAACTGCTGCATCAAGCAAATAACTTGACTGAGCTACTTCTACTTTCATTCCATCACTCATACATTTACTTAACCAAAATTCGGTACAAGCTCTACCAGCTTCTGCAAAATATAAATTGCCTTTATATCCAAAATCTACGCCAAACATTTGTAAATGCCCTATTTTATTGTATAAAGCAAAAGCTATTGCATAAGCAACAGTATTATTAAAATAATGACATCCCCATTCTTTTAATATTTCATCAATTGGATATTCAACTAGACCAGGACATCTTTCGTCTAGTTCACATGTATATATGGGTCCTTGATGTTCTTTTAATACTTTAGCCATACTATTAGTTTGGCCTCCTGCATCATCTGTATCTAAAAACCTAGATGGTGGGTCCATCATAAATACTCTATCATGGTATATAACGTCAGAAACTGCGTTAATTGCCCATACTTCATCAAATTTTGCGCCATGTGATTTTGCCATGCAGTAGTCAAACCAACTCCTGCCCATGCCAACAATGGCTACATTTTTCCCTTCAAGCTCCTTGATTGGATTCATACTTATCTCCTTTTTTTAAGTTAACTTACTTGCGAGCGGAGTGAGTCATATCGGTATTCATCTCGTCTACCTCTTGCCTCGGCTCGTTCTTTTATTCTTGCTATTTCCTGCGCGAATCTATTTTCATAATTTGCTAATAAATCTGGCTCACCTTTCATAAAAGTATGACCTTCAATTAAAGATGCATATAATAAAGCATCCCTAGCATTAACAGATAACCAGGTACCTGATGTATCTGAAACTAAACTTGTTGGTTTGTATAAGTAGTGTAATTCTACTGTGTAGTTTGCATCTGGTACTGGAGCTAG